TTAAGGGCGGGAGCGATACGCAATGGCTATTAATCTTTCCGCCATCAAAGATTTGCTGCTTCCGGGTCTCCGTGGGGTGACCGGAAAATACGAGCAAATTCCGAGTCAGTACGACAAGGTATTTACCAAGTTCACGTCGAAACTGGCTCTGGAACGTACCGCTGAGATGCGCTACCTGCCACTCGCGCAGTTGAAGACAGAAGGCGGCCAGACCGCTTTCGACAACGCTGCCGGTGAGCGCTACGTCTACAACCAGGAGCACATCGAGATCGGCCTGGGCTACGCGATCACGCGCAAGGCGATCGACGACAACCTGTACAAGACCCAGTTTCACCCGTCCAACTTGGGACTGATGGAGTCATTCCACCAGTTCAAAGAGATCTACGCCGCGAACGTGCTGAATACGTCGAATACGTATAACGCATCGGTAGGTGGAGACGGTGTCGCTTTGTGCGCGACCAATCACCCGATCGATGGCAACACCTACGCCAACACGCCGACGACGCAGGTGGACCTGAACGAGGCCACACTGCTCAACGCGATGGTGTCGGTGCGAACCAATTTCCGAGACCAGGCCGGACTCAAGATGTTCGCCCGGTTCCGCAAACTCATCGTGGCGCCACAGAATGAGCCGGTCGCGATCCGTTTGACCAAGACGGAGTTGCGTCCAGGCACCGCGGACAACGATGTCAACGCGATCCTCTCGACCGCTGGCGGCGTTCCTGAAGGCTACATGGTGATGGACTTCCTCACATCGCCTTTTGCCTGGTTCGGCCTGACCAACATTCCAGGCCTTGCCTACATGGAGCGCATTCCGTTTGAGACGGATATGCAGGTGGACTTTATCACCGATAACCTCCTGACGAAAGGATACGAGCGGTACTCGGTCAACTACTTCAATCCGCGCGCCGTATGGGGCACATTCCCAACCTCGTAAGGAGGCATTGAAATGGCCACGTACATTTTCCCCACCAGCGGTCAGACGCTTCCCGATACGCAGCCGGGCGCGCTCACGCAGCCCAACGGTAGTCCGGCGCTGCCAGGAACCGAGTTTCAAGGTCCGTTGATCGTGGGCGGCGTACTCGCCTCGGATGGCACCGGGAATCTAGCTGGCGTCGGCGGAACGATTGGGACCTGCAACCAAGGTTATGTCGCCATGGCGCAAGCCTGCGTGATCACGCAGGCGACCAACACCGGCTCTGCCGGCCAGTTCGCCTGTCCGATCGTGATTCCGGCACAGAGCCAGATCAGAGCCATCTCGCTGATGGTGACGACAGCGTGGACGGGTGGCGCCGTGACGCTCGGTCTGGGCACTAGCGGTTCGGCGACTGCACTGACAGCCGCCGGCGCGGTTACTGGATTGGGCACGCTTGGAAAAGTGACGATTGTCCCGGGCACCGGCGCGACGCAGATCGGCAACTGGGACAACGTAGGCACGCAAGACGTGCAGATCGTAGTATTGTCCACCAACACTGGTTCGGGCGTCGGCACGCTGACGGTCGAATACACGCAAGGCATCAACCTGGCCTCATAAGCCTGGAGACTGACACATGAAAGGCGGCAGAAAATCTCGGGCAACCGGCGGTGTAAACGAAGCCGAAGAGGACCTGAAGGACAAGCCCGAAGCGCGCACTCATGCGCCGAAGATCCAGGGCGAGGCCGAAGAGATGAAGAAGGGCGGCCGGGCCAAGCGAAAGCATGGTGGTAAGACTGAAGTCGGTCACATTGAGGGCCGCAAGGCAGAAATGCATGCCGGTCGCAAGCCGCGCAAGAGCGGCGGCCGCGCGAGTTCTGATTCGAATCCCTTCACCAGTGCGAAGAACGGCAAAGATGCGCCGGGCCGCAAGGTGATGGAAGAGGGTGTTGGCGAAAAAGGCTGAGCTGCTGCCACGTTGGTTTATAGCCCGCACGGGCAATTGAACGGGGCCTTTGCGCCCCGTTCTGTTTTTTGGCCGAGGATGAAATAGATGAGACCGATTACCGCGACCGTTGGACCGCTGACCGCGCAGAGCGCGAACAACATCGCACTGTCTCAGACGCCTGCTGCGGGTCCACTGACTCTCAATGGCTCGCTCGTCTCGAACGGCGTGGCGGTGATCGGAAATCCTCAGCGCATTACGGTCACGACGACCGACACGACACACACGTTCACAATTACGGGGGCGACGCCTACCGGATCTTTGCTGACTGAAGTTGTGACCGGAAATGGTACGAGCGTGACATCGGTACTCGACTATGCCACGGTCTCTTCCATTGTTATTTCGGGAGCTGCGACAGGTGCCGTGACGGTCGGCACGAGTGGCGTCGGGAGCACTACTTGGGTGTGCCTCGATTACTGGGCGCCGGCTCAGGTCGGCATTCAATGCAATGTCACCGGAACCGTGAATTACACGATTCAATCCACATACGATAACCCGAACAGCCCAACACGCCCGGTCGCTCCATCTGCTGTAACTTGGATCAACACAAACGACACTGCCGCAGTCAATGCGACGGGAAACGTCCAGACCAATTTTCTATTCGCTCCCATTTTCGTGCGCGCGCTGCTCAATAGCGGGTCGGGCTCGGTCACCATGAAAGTGATTCAGTACAACGTGGTGAGTCGGTAAGCATGGCCAACGCATCGAATGGCAATGCGTATATCCCTGGCGGTGGTGGTGCCGGCGGCGGAGTTGCCATTGCAGCCGGCGGCGCGACCAACAGCAGTGGTACGGTCGTCTTTGCGAACTCGAACGGTATTACGTTCGGAAACAATAATGGAACGATCACGGCAACCGTCACGCCAGGCGCGGCGGCTGGGATCGCAGCAGTACAGGCCGGCACACAGACCCAGACCTCGGGAACGATGGTGTTCTCGAATTCAAATGGCGTCTCGTTTGGCCTTTCAGGAAGCTCGCAACTCACGGCTTCAGTAGCCGCACAAACCGCGTTCGTATTCAGCGCGAGCAACGGGCTCGCATTTGGCACGAATGGCAGTACGGTCACGGGCTCCTATTCCCAGTCGGCTCAGGCGTTCTCAGCGTCTGGCGGATCGAGCACTTTCAGTACGCTCAATTTTGCGAACAGCAATGGTGTCACATTCAGTAACTCGGCCGGATCCGTGGTCGCCAGTTACAACAGCACTTCGGCTGTCGGGCAGGGCACGACATTCGCAGGGACCAACGTCTCAGCATCGATGACATTGAATACGGCGGGAGTCAATCTCGCCCTGTCGGCAGCTGCAGGTGGGGGCGGTGGCGCTGCCATATCAGCCGCGGGCGGCAGCCAAAGCACCGGCACGGTCGTCTTTTCCAACTCCAACGGCATCTCATTTGGGTACAACGCCGGCACCATCACGGCCACCGTTCAGCCAGGCGCTGCTGCCGGAATTGCCGCAGTCCAGGCGGGTACCCAGACCGCGACCAGCGGCACTGTCACGTTCGGTAACAGCAACGGCATCTCGTTTGGGATGTCCGGTAGCAGCCAGATCACCGCCAGCTACACCGTTCCCGGCGCAACAGTATTCAGCAATAGCAACAACGTATCGTTTGGTCTGAATGGCTCGACGGTTACGGCCAGTGCCCAGCCTGGAGTGTCTGCAATTTCCGCAGGCGCCAACAGTGTTTCGGCTGGTCAGGTAGTCTTCAGCAACAGTAACAATGTCAGTTTCGGCCTAAACGGGTCCACGGTCACAGCGACGGCCACCGTACCCATCGGCGTGGCGGCGGCGGCGGCCGGCACACAGACTCAGACTTCAGGCACCCTGAGTTTCGTCAACAGCAATGGTCTCACCTTTGGCATGAGCAACAGCTCACAGGTGACGGCCAGCTACAACAGCACATCAGCGGCTGGCACCGGGACCACTTTCGCGGGTGCCAATATTTCCGCCTCCATCACGCTGAATAGCGTGGGATTGAATCTCTCGTTGAGCGGGGGAGCGGGTGGCGGCGGTGGGGCGGCGATCTCGGCTGCCGGTTCCAGTGTCAATGCTGGAACAGTAGTGTTCTCAAATTCGAACGGTGTGTCATTCGGGATGAATGGCAGCACCGTGACGGCGCAGGTGGCCGCGGCGGCTCAGTCTGCAACAATCGCGGCCGTAGGTCAGAGCACCGGTCAGTCGAGTTCGAATACGGTGGCTCTGTCTGCCTTCAACGTGTCCGGTAGCGGCATCATTTCGGTGGGCATGAGCGGCAACACGCTCATCATTTCTGGTCCTCAGACGACGAACTTCGCCAATCTATCCATCAGCGCAGGTACGACCAGTGGCTCGCTCGGCTCCCTCGTCTTCAGCAACTCCAACGGCGTCAGCTTCGGGCTCAATGGCAGCACGATTACAGCCAGCGCTGCTGGCGGAGGCGGAGGCGGCGTTAATGCAGGCGTATCAAATCTTGGAAATACTGCCGGCAGCACTGGCACCGTGTCCACCGGAAATGTGGTCTTCGTTGGATCGGGCGCGATCTCTTTGTCTCAAAGTACAGGTGCGGCTGGAAGCGCTGCCACAATCTCGATTCTGGGGCCAGCGACCAGTTCTTTAGTCGGTGCGGGCGGAGTCTCGATCAGCAGCGCCGGCAACACGATCACGATATCCGGAGCTCCGCAGCTCAGTTTCTTCAATGCGAATCCCTACGCGGTGACCAATACGACTCAGATCGGTCAGGGCAGCGTGATGATCTCGCCTGTCTATGATCCAGAGCCGTTCTCCGCGTCGCGAGCTGATGTTTTTGTCAGTAACTCGGTATCCTTCAGTTCGAACAGCTCGCATGCGGGTGCCGTGTCGGTCTACATGGGCATGTACACACGCAATGGCTCGACGCTTTCTCTGGCCAGCTCCGGTAGCCAGTCCTACCAATGGACGAATACCAGCAACAACTCCATAGGATCGTTGACCGGCGTACGCGCCCTGTCCGTCCCTATCAATGTAAATTACACCGGTGGCGATGTGTGGATGGGCGTTATGAGCCTGACCACCTCGTCCGGTAACAACTGGTACACCATGTCAAATTACATGGTGGCTCTACCCTTCGGAACGCAGTTGCAAGGCGTCTTAGGACAAGCCAGCAACAATACTTATCAGTACAACCTGGGAATGGGACTGTTCTCAACTACCAGTAACGCAATGCCTGCATCGATAGGCTTTAGTCAGATAACGGGCGTCGGTTCGGGCGCCGGTCCAACGCTTTCTGTGGCTCCTGTACGGTTTGCAAACTTTACGGCATGAACCACTATGAAACGCATCATTCTAGTCCTGCTCGCATTAGCGACAGTCCCTGCGTTCGCGCAGAATTCCTGGAATTATTTTCCAGGGCCTAACATGACCTACGATCCATCGATTCCACAGATGGCCATCGGCGGCAACGTCGTACCTACAGCCGGTAGCGCACTGTTGCAGGCTGAACAGACACTCAACTATTCTCCGGGCCTGCTCACAACGATCACGGGTAACAAGGGTGGCTATACCCAGTTCGCCAAGGCATCTACGGTCGATAACGTAACGTTGTCAGCGCTGCTGCTAGTGTGTGTGACGAATCCCACGCTCGCTCTTTTGAACTGCGGTAGCAGCACCAGTTGCGCGAGTCCTACCACTTTGGCGAGTGGAACTGTGACTAGCGCAGGCGGTGCAGTTCCCCTGACGGTCTCCAACAGCGCCATCAGCGCAGGCGATTACGTGGCGTGGAGCATCACGGGCGGTATCTGCACCTCTGTGGACATCGCAGGTAGCGCTCAGGTACATAGCAATTGAGCATCATCTCGGCAGGTGGCAAGGTCTTTGGTTCTGGAGGCGCCATCCTGTCTGATGGGGGAGGCGGTGCGGGTGTTCCCGGCACCGTCTCTGCCCTCAAGCTCTATTCGTCGGGATCGCCTGGGCATCTGTATTCTGTGGGCAAGATTCCTACCCAGGGGGCCTCTGCGATCACCGGGTTCACAGGCGTTCTGTCCCCGTCCGGCATCACCGGCAGTTCTTCGACCCTGACCACACCATTTTCGGGCTACACCGCGCGTGTGGATTACTACAACGTACCGAATGTCGCCCAGACCGCGACCATGAAAGCGGTTAATACCTCAGGGTCCAGTGCCAGTGCATCGCCGTCTTCGAACTCAGCAACCGCCGCGGCCTACGTAGACACGATCAACGGCAGCAATGCGGCGATGATCGGTTACGGCAATAGCGTGCCCTCTGGCATGTCACCGCTGTGGCACAACGGCTACTTCGACTTTGCGAACCTGCGGGACGTCAGTCCGGGGCAAGCCACGGTCCCCACTTCTTTTGTCCCGACCGCCAATGCGCCCAGCGCGCCGACTGGACTCGGGACCATCAGCAAGTTCCTGGAAGTCACTCCCCAGGGCAATACCGCGTATGCGGTGCTGCTCAACATCTTTCAGGACAACCCGGCGAACGGTAACAACGGGGCGTTCTGCTTTACCCCGTATGGCTATTACAACTTTCTGGTCTACAAGGTCTCGGCTTCGTCCGGCAACTTCTTTGCGCAAGGGGAGTTCACCGGCAACTATCAGGGCATCATCACCGGGGTATCCGGCAGCACGATCACGGATGCCAACCAGAACCTCGCCAACTTCTCGTCTTTGGCGAGCATTACCGCAATCTTCGATCAGGACACCGGTGGGGCTGCGGGCTATACCTCCAACACGGCCACTACGATCACCGGGCTGTCTGGATCTTCCATC